AAGGTATCCCTAAACCCTGCACCTTAACAACCGAAAGCCTGGGTGGCTGACGGGGGTTGAACCCGCAACATCTTGTTATGGGTTCAAGTGGGCTACCGGCAGGTACGGCTGGATTTCCTGCGCCGTGATCTCCGCCGTATAATGTTCCACCATAGCCAGGTCCGACCATCGGCCGGCTACCTGCACCACGCGCGACGGCGCGCCGAAGATCGTGCTGAGCGTGGCAAACGTTCGCCGTAGATCGTGGGGGCTTAGTTTGAAACCGGCCACCTCTCCCCACCGCCGAACAGTTACCTTCAACCCCTCCCGCGTCAGTGGTCGCCACGTACGCGTGGATGCGAATACCGTCAACGCACCACCCTTCCGCACCGCCAGCCACTCTGCAATATAGAGCGCCGTCTGCGCGCTGAACACCCCCATCCCCCACTGCCCGCCTTTGACAATTACCTGCAACGATCTCTGTTGCAGGTCCACGTCGGATACTTTCAGCCGGCACAACTCCGCCAGGCGCAGACCGGTATCCAATGCCAGCGCACAGATCGCCAGGTCACGCAGCCCCTTGACCGTGGTCCGGTCGAATATCGTCAGCAGGTCCAACGCACGCGCAGCCGTCAACACCCGCTGCCTCTTCGACCTCACCCTCTTGATCCGAGCGCACAACGCCTGGTGATCCAAACCAAAACGCCAGGCTAAGAACTTCCGGCAGGCGCACAGCGCCACGTACTGCTGGCTATTCCCCCACCCAGGACGATTCACAAACTGCAATAATTCCACCGGTCCCAACTGGTCAAGGTCCAACTGGACCAGCAGGATCAACACGCGATGATACGTCTCGCGCGTAGTCGCCGAATATGGCTGAGACGCCAGAAATCGTTCCACGTCCATCGTATTCAATTGTCACCTCCATGAAACATCACCAGGCTGGATTGCCCCCAGCCTGTCAGATGTACCCCGGTGTACGGGCCGGGACCGTTAGCGACCCACCGGCGAATCCGCCTTGACCCACCGGCGGGTCGCGCCTTCCAAATTCTATCATAAAAGGAGAATCATGAAATCCTACCTTGTCCAATTCACCATCTCCCTTATCCGCGAACTGCGCGGATCACCTCTCACCATCCTGGTCGCCTGCATCCTCCTCGAGCAAAGCGGACAGGTTCCGATCACTGCGCAGCTCCTCAAAGACGTGACCGGCTACCGCGATCACACCATCACCGACAGCCTGCGCGCCCTCGAAAGCCCAACCCGACAGCTCGTGACTCGCGTCACCGGTGGCTGGCGCCTTACCGAAGGTTTCCAACTTCCATTGGAATTATCCACAGGCCCTGTGGATAACTCACCCCAAAACCGCGAATATCGCGGTTTTGGGGTTTCTTCTTCTCCTTCCCTCAACAAATCTGAATCCTTCCTATTGGAAGAAGAAGAAGAAGGTAAGAATCGCAAATATCGCGGTTTTGCCAATCCTGACTTCAATGAAAATCACAAACTGCTCAGGTCCTATGGAGTTGGAGAACCAAAAGCCACACAATTAGCCAACCTCCACCATGTGACTCCCGATTATATCCAGGCGCACTTTGCAGCCATCAAAGACACTGCACTCTCCATAGGCACAGCCATCCACCGTATCGAGCATCAGTGGACATCGGATCCCGAACTCCTGCCGCTCCCACCCCAAAAACCCAAAAACCAGACAGATGGTCGTCGTTACTCCGAGGGCGAATTCGCCGAGTACATCAATCACTAATTTAATATTTCATCCAGAAAAGAGAAAAAAATGGCACACACTATTCAAGAAGATTTTGATCATTTCCTAAGTTCCAACAATTTACTTTCAGAACCACCTGATCTAATTAAGAAAATGCGCCTTGCATTTTATGCAGCAAGGGAATGGCAACCCGAACAAATAATCACACATGTAGATTCACACGACTCTTCTTTTGCCACAGTAATTCGAGTACCTAAAGGCAAACAAATGAAATGTCCTAAATGTGGCTTTTACTTGCACCATCTTACATCAAGCATTGAACATGACTAAACTTATCCTCTCCTTATTTCCCGGTATTGATCTCCTTGGTCGTGGCTTCGAAGAAGCTGGCTATTGTGTCGTACGCGGTCCCGATCTACTCTGGGGTGGTGACATTCGCAATTTTCACCCACCATCTAAGGTGTTCGATGGCATCATCGGCGGCAGTCCTTGCCAGGACTTTTCCAAAGCCCGCCGGTCAACTCCCACCGGTTACGGACTTGAAATGCTAACAGAATTTTCCCGGGTGATCGTCGAGGCTCAACCATCTTGGTGGCTTCTTGAAAACGTCCCAACTGTGCCAGATGTGGCGATCCCTTCTTACATTGTACAACGCCTCGACCTGAATGCCAGAGAGTGCGGCTCGACCCAAAATCGCCTTCGCCATTTCCAATTTGGCAGCTTACTCGGATTGGTGCTCGTGCCTCCACGTGCATTAATAAATCCAACTCTGTCACAATCATCTTGCCTGGCTTCGGAAGGTAAACGCTCATCCCGTCGTAATTGGGAAGACTTCTGCGAGCTGCAAGGCTTACCACGCAATTTCAATTTGCCTGGACTTACTCTTCACGCGCGCTACCAGGCAGTCGGTAATGGAGTACACCTTGCCGTCGCCCGTACCCTGGCTGTGTCTATCCAGGTGGCTCACAGCCGCACAATAACACCGCGTGTATGCGGCTGCAACTGCGGACGTATATTAACCGGCAACCAGATCTATGCCACCCCAGCCTGCCGAAAAAGGGTAGAACGCCGCCGTAAACGCGACCAGACCAGGGTGACTGTTCCTGGAACAGTCACATCCGATCAGTCCGTGACTTTGCTCAGCCCGTGACGGTTCGAGCGGTCACGGCGACTAAAATCGCAAACTGTCCACTACCATCTTTCTATCCTGTTACGCCAAATAACAAACCCACAAAGCACGAAAATCGAATAGATGACATCTACATCGGTCATTCAAAATCGTCTCCACAGAGAGCATCGTAGCCGCAAACACCCCATCACCTGGCGCGCCATCGCCGATCGTTACGGCGTTAACGTGCAGTACGTCTACAACCTGGCTGAGCATGGCATCGAACCCAAAAACCCCACCGTTCGCCGCCTTCTCGGTCTACCCCGCCTCAAACCACCCAGGCCCGTTGACCTTCTCTCGCCCTGGGTGAAGGAAGCCGCGGACAATCTCCAAAGGCTTCTCGACCAGAAAGTGGTTGCGGATTTAGCAACCAAGGAGGATCATGAAAAGCATATCTGATTCATCTACCAATGGCCGGCACAAACCAAGATTCACTTACCGGCCAAGGAGAATTTATCAGACCCAACCCAACGACGTGACCATCATCTACCCCGACGTCGTATTACCGGATCACTTCACAAAAAAGGAGTTTCACGATCACCTGTATGATTTTCCACGTGGCACTCAAGTCACCCTCCCTAATAAATTTACTTTCATCCTCAAATAGGTGGTTGCGTTCTTAGCAACCAAAAAAAGGAGATCTATAATGCTCTCGACCGTCCTCTCCCAACTCACTGACCGGGCCGTAGCCAGGCCAGCTCAACCCGTGGCGCACCGCTGTACCGGTGGCTTGTGTATCACCGTGGTCTATTATGAACTTTCCCATCAATTCAGCCTGGTGCTCGCCCGGGACAGGAACCTACCATCTCTTCAGGAATGGAAAACCGTTCTGGATAATTGGCCTTACCCCACGCGCGCCAAACCCAACTCCGGTTCCACAGCTGGCCGCCACTATCTGGCTGCTATGCTTCCAATTCATCCAAAACTACTGTAACTTAATATTCCCTCCCCCATTTCTGCCTTTGAAATGGGGGAGGGTAGGGAGGGGGCGCATCTTGCGCAATCTACACAATTCCTATACAATTCATTCAGGCACGGCAAGGCCCACACCTTGCCGTGTTCCTGTTTACAGGTCTTGCCGTGCCTTTAGTCTATGCCCAAGCGAAAAAAAGGTGCTCAACCAGGTAACACCAACGCAATCAAACAGGGCTGGTACTCATCTCGATTCACTCCAACCGAACTAAAAGATTTGGAATTGCTCCTTACCACATCCGGCCTGGATGAAGAAATAGATTGGCTTCGTGTCAATCTCCGTCGCCTTTGGAATAAAGCCAGTGGGGAAGATGATACAAAATCAGATCTCTCTGACACGCTCAATGATGCAGCATTGAATATTCTCCGCCTGGCCAGCGTCATGCGCACCAACCAGGCCCTCATCCGACGTCAGAACGACGTTGCCGGTTTGTTGGCGGAAGCCATCCAGGAGGTTTTTGGCATTGGACTTGACCCTCGCAACCCGTGAAATGTTACTCGAAGCCATTGCAGACTTTTGGAGCCACCATGGACGAAGACCCATTCTATCAACTGGTAAAAGAGCAACTGGCGCACATTCAAGATCAGTTCGCCTCTCGTATTACTCACCTCGAGGAGAAGTTGGATCATCAGTCCGAGATGACCAAAGAGCGTACTTCAGCCCTACAAGAGACGGTCAAACAACTACACGTTTATCTAACAGATCATGAAACCCGTATCCGTTCCCTCACCGACTCCGCCACCAGTGCCCGCACTTGGCAAACACTTTTCACCGGTGGTAGCCTGCTCGCCAGTATTACTGCCTTACTGCGCGCCTTCCTCGGATCCTGAACCATGCAGCCAACCACACCACCTATACCAATTCCACCACGTACACAGACCAAGCTTTTCAAGCAACTCTGCCAGGTCATCGGTAATCCTGCCACATATTCAGAGATCATCAATCATCTTAAACTGCGTCACTACCAGGAAGAAGTTGTCTACGCCATCCTCAAATCATTCCTCGACAAGTTGGGATTTTCTTTCGTGGTCATGTTCCCCCGCCAAAGTGGAAAGAATGAATGCCAGGCGCAGCTTGAATCCTACCTGCTCACCATCTGCTCCGGTCTCAATATCAACATCGTCAAGATTTCCCCAACCTGGAAACCACAATCCGAGAATGCCATGGACCGGTTGGAAAACATTCTCAAGAACAATTTTCTTATTCGTGACTTTCTTACCTGGCAAAAAGAGTCCGGCTATATCTACCGCGTCGGCCAGTCTCGCTGCATCTTCATGTCCGGATCCCCAACCTCTAACATCGTCGGCCAGACCGCCAACCTACTTCTCGAAGTGGATGAAGCCCAGGATGTCGATATCAGCAAGTTCGACAAAGAGATCGCGCCTATGGCCGCCTCGACCAATTGTACTAAGGTTTTCTGGGGCACGGCCTGGACCTCGCAAACACTCCTCGGCCGTGAGCTGCGCGCCGCGCGCCAGGCCGAAAAAGCGGATGGCATCCGCCGCGTCTTCACTCTTGACGCTGACCAGGTCGCCCTTGAAGTCCCTGCCTATGGCAAATACGTCGCCGAGCAGATCAATAAACTAGGCCGCAACCATCCCATGATCCGCACACAGTATTTTTCCGAAGAGATAGACGCCCAGGCCGGCATGTTCCCGCCTACCCGCCGCGCGCTGATGATTGGTGGCCACCCTGCCCAGGACCGCCCTCCCGGCGGGTTGATCGCCTTCCTGATTGATTGTGCTGGCCAGGATGAAGCCAAACGCCAGGGCCTGGCCACACTCGAAAACGAAGGCCGCGACGCCACTGCCCTGACCATCGTTCAAGCGGACCTGACCCATCTCGCCCTGATGCAATCCCCCACCTACCGCACCCTCTTCCGCAAAACATGGACCGGCGACTCGCCCGTCAATGTCTTCGGCCAGATCCGTGCGCTCGTCGAGTCCTGGAACGCGCGCTACATCGTCATTGACGCTACTGGGGTAGGGGAGGGACTGGCTGCCTTGCTCGATAAAGCCTTCCCCGGCCGTGTGATCTTCGTCAAGTTCACCCAGCAGGAAAAGAGTGAACTTGGCTGGCAGTACATCTCTATCATCGAGACCGGCCGTTGGTGCGAATACGCACCCTTCGACCAGGCGCTCGAACGTCAACTGGACTATTGCCAGATGGAGATCCTACCCGGCCCGGCCAAGACCTTACGCTGGGGCGTACCCGATGGCACACGCGCCACCGCGGACGGTCTTCTCGTGCACGACGACCTGATCGTCTCCAATGCCCTGTCCGCCAAACTCGACCAACTCCCCTGGGCGATCGCCAACCCCACAAAGATCATCCAGCCACCCGATTATCTCAAATCCATCGAAGGGCAGTATTGATGCCTATCAAACCTATTGGCAAAGCCCAATTGAATCCACTGGTCAGGTTCTTCGAAAAAGAGATCACCCGCCAGGTCAATGCCCGCCTGTCTGTTGTTGAGTCTGATAACAACTTCTACGTCGGCGGCCGCTCGATCAATGATGTTTTCAAAGACCGTCTGGATTATGACCGCCAGTTCATCATCGAGCAGGCCCTGCTCGCCTGGCGTTCGAACCCCATTGCCCGCCGCGTCGTCGCCCTGACCAATGAGTTTGTTATCGGCGATGGTTTCACCTGGGATTGCATCAAGGCACCTTATACCAAACGGTTCCTGGAAGCATTCTGGAACCATCTACTCAATGACCTCGAGTCCCAAATGCCTGAATGGGTGGATGAAGTAACCCGCAGCGGGGATCTTCTCCTACTCTTCAGTGTGGATACGGCCGGCATGTCCTACGTGCGCGCCATCCCCTCTGAACAGATCTCCGAGATCCAATGTGTTGAAAATGATTACCGCCAGGAAAAGTTCTATATCTCTTCCGATCCCCAACTTTCCCCTTGGCCCGCCTACGATCCATCACAGAAACAAGACCATTTCATCATCCATTTCGCCGCTAACCGGCCGGCTGGCGCGACCTTCGGCGAGTCTGACCTTGCTCCGTTGCTCAAATGGTTCTCCCGTCTCTCCACTATTCTCGAGGACCGTGTCGTCCTGGCCCATCTGCATAATCTGATCGCCTACATCGTGCGGGGCGAGTTCAAAGACGAGAATGCCCGCAAGAAACGTGAAGCCGAGCTAAACCTCAATCCACCCCGCGCCGGTGCGATCCTGGTCACGGATGAATCCGAGGAGTGGAGCATCTTGGCCCCCATGTTCAGCGCCTTCGATGCTCAGCAGGACATCCTCGCTATAAAGAAGATGATTTCCGCTGGCAGTGGCGTCCCTCTGCATTATCTTGCTGAGCCTGAGTCCAGCACTAAAACCACGGCTGAAGCTGCTGGTACACCTACTTTCAGGCATTTCACCCGCCGTCAGGATATGTTCAAACACATTATCCGCACCGTCCTTACCACGGCTTGCCAGGTTCGTCACAGCGTGGATCCACGCATCAACGCCAAACCTTTTCTCACTGTCAATGCCTCGGATATCACCGAGCGCGACAATGCCGCGATGGCTCTGGCTGCTGCCCGCATCGAACCCATCCTCGCCGATCTCTTTGACCGTGAACTCATAGACAGCAAGACTTTCCTAACTCTTCTCTACGCCTTCGCCGGTCAGGATTATCAGGATGATGATGCCAACGTTCCGGTCGGTAAGCGTCGTCCATTGACCGCACCCAGGTCGCCAACACAACCCAACACGGCCGTTCAACCGGATGAAGTAAATCCAGAAGACAAGGTCGTCCCCAATCAGTAAAGCGAAATTCATTCCGCCCTCATGTATCGCAATATTTATTTTGCCTATTTAGGAGATCAATATGCCCGATAACCTCTTCCAGATCCAACTCACCGCCAACCCCACCGACACCGGCTTCGACGTCCTCGCCATCTCTGCTGGCCAGGCCAAAGGCCACAACCTCGATTTTAGTGAATCCGTCTTGCAGGAATCACTCCCCTTGTGGGATGAAGTCCCCTGCTCGATTGATCACCCTAATTTCTTCAGCATGGGTCCTTCTGTCAAGGATTTCTGTGGCATCTTCCACAATCCCACCTGGGACGCTGATCAGAAAGGCGTCCGTCTCACCCTCCAGCCGGCCGGCCCGGCTGCGCCGGTTCTTGCGCAGCTGCGCAGCGCCGCCAAAGCGGATCCATCCATCATGAAGTGGATCGGCTTTTCCGCTTGGCTTATCGGCGTTCACAAAGATACCGGCGAAGTTTTGAAGATCACCAACGTCAAATCCGTTGACGTTGTTGTAGATCCCGCGCGTGGAGGTAAGTTCCTCTCCACAATTCCATGTGATGCGAAATTTATTTCGCAACCTGCTCAAATGAAAGGAGATTTTATGAGCGACCCAATCACTACCCCGCCCATCCTGCCCAATGAGCAGGAAAAAGCCGCCCTGGAGCTTCAAGGCGTCCAGGCCAAGATTGATGCCATCAACACCCAGGGGCAGGCCGCTAACATCGTCCTGCTCCAGATGTGCACCAACCTCCTGTCCAGCGGACTTGCAACCTCGAAGTTGCCTGAGCCTTCCCAGGCCGTCATCCGCAAACGTTTCCAGTCCATGATCGAGGCTGGAACGCCTTTCCAACCCACCGAGCTGCAGGCTGCCATTGACGAGAAACGTGAAGAACTCGCCGCCCTCTCCGCCGCCTCCAACATCCAGGGCCCAGGCCGCATCTCTGGCATGGTGGCCACCGAAGATCAACTGCAAGCCGCAGTGGATGATATGTTCGATGTTCCCCGCGATCCAACTCTCGCCAAGGTGAAACCTGCCCGCCTTTCCGGCATCCGTGAGCTGTACTTCATGCTCACCGGTGACCACGAGCTGCGTGGTGGTTACTATCCCGAGAGCGTTCACCTTGCCACCACTGCGGACTTCACCGGGCTGGTCAAGAATGCCCTGAACAAGGTCGTCGCGCAACAATGGGATTTGCTCGGTCGTGCCGGTTACGACTGGTGGCAGCGCATCGTCAAGATCGAGCACTTCAACAGCCTGAACGACATCACCGGCATCCTGATGGGCACCGTGGGAGAACTCCCAACGGTTGCCGAGCGAGGCGAATATACCGAACTCACCATCGGTGACAGCCCCGAAACCGCCAGCTTCGTCAAGTACGGCGGCTACATCCCTCTCACCCTCGAGCTGATCGACCGCGATGAGACCCGCAAAATTCGCGCCTATCCGGTCGAGCTGGCTAATGCCAGCCTTCGAAGGCTCTCCGGCTTGATCGCCGCCATCTTCACCACCGGCAGCGCAGCAGGCCCCCTCATGGCTGACGGTGGGCGATTGTTCAACGCCACCGCGGTGACCACTCTCACCGGCCACGCCAACCTTCTCACTACCGGGCTTAGCGCCGCTCAGTGGGAAGTTGTCGCCACAGCCGTCTTCAACCAACCCATGCTGATCGCGAACGCAACAGATCTGTATGGCACTGGCCCGAAGATGGGCATAGATCCCCGCTTCCTGCTCGTCCCTCGCGTCCTTCGCCTCACCGCCATGAAGATCCTCTACCCGGAGCATGAAAACCTCGCCACCATCAACAGCGAGAATCTCCAACGTGGCCAGAATGGTGACGTGATCTGTGTCCCCGAGTGGACCGACGTCAATGACTGGGCCGCCGTTGTTGATCCGGCTATCGTGCCCGGCATCATCGTTGGTGAACGCTTCGGCCTGAAGCCGGAGATTTACATCGCCGGCCGTGAAACCGACCCGGCCGTCTTC